GATGCCCAGATCGAGGCGGCGCAGGAATGGCTTCAACAGGACGGCGGACTCGGTGGCGCGGACGTGGCGCGTTCGGACTTTGACAAGATGCTCATCGAGGAGCTTCTGGTCATCGGCGCGGCGGCACTTTTCACGCCATTGAACCGTGGGAAGCGGATCATGGAGGCGATCTGCCTCGATGCCGCGACGATTCGCCCGGTGGTTGACGGGTTCGGATGGGTGGACCCGAATCGCGCTTACGAGCAGTGGATTCAGGGCCTTGCCGTTCAGCAGTTCAGCCGAGACGAGCTGATCTATCGCGGGCTTCACCCAAGAGCCTATACGCCTTACTATGCGAGCCCGATCGAATGGATTCTGCGGGCGATCATGGCGGCGATCAAGGCGGACGAATGGAACCTGACCTGGCTCACGGACGGTACGACGGTGGCCGACATGATTTCGGTACCGGAGTCGTGGACCCCGGACCAGATTCAGCAGTTCGCGAAGTTCTTCGATGCGATGCACTCGGGGAACACTCGGGAACGCCAAAAGATGAAGTTCGTTCCTTCTGGCTCCGCGCGAGTTGGCTCGAACGGATCGAAAGATAAAGACTTTAACGAGTACGAGTTGTGGCTTCTGCGGCGAACGTGTTCGATCATGGGCGTTCAGCCCGCGTCCATCGGCTATGCCGGAGAGCAGTACAAGGTCTCGCAGGACGGATCGAACTCGCAGACGTCGGCGTTTGGCGCGGGTGCGATTCTCGAGTTCATGGACACGGTGTACACCGAACTCCTTCGGCGTCGCGGGTTCGAGAATCTTCAGGTCCGGCGGATCATCACGCAGGAAGAGGACCCCGGCAAGCGGTCCCAGCGGTTGACCACGGCAGCGGGCGGTCCCTACCTGACGATCAACGAGGCGCGGGAAGAGGACGGCAAAGAACCGATCGAGGGCGGCGACACAGTTCGACAGATGGACTCGGGCGAGCAGGCAGAACCCGAAGAGTCCCCGGTTCCGGCTCCAACCGAAGACGACGACCTGAAGCGCTGGGAGCGCAAGGCGCTGGCGCGGGTCAAGTCTGGCAAGTCTGCTTCGTGCGAGTTCCGCTCGAGCGCGATTTCTGAATCTACATCTAAGCGAGTGTCAGCGGGTCTGGCGCTTGCGACTACTGCCGCAGACGTGCGGGAAGCATTTAAGCAATGAAACTCAAGAACCTCCATCTCTTTGTGCCGATCACCCGGCAAGAAAAGACCGCAGACGGCCTGATCGTCGAAGGTCTGGCCTTTGCCAATGAGGACGTCGGCGATGGCGTGAATCTGAAGCGTTCCGCGATGGAGGCAGCTTCTGACGACTACATGAAGTGGGCGAACGTCCGCGAGATGCACATGCCTAGCGCGGCGGGCAAGGCCGAGTCTATCGAATGGACAAAAGACGGCTGCATGATGCGGGCTTGCATCGTTGACAAGGACGCCATCGAGAAGTGCGAGAAGGGCGTTTACAAGGGATTCTCGGTTGGAGTCAAGCCGGAGATCGTTCGCGGCTCGGACGTGACCAAGTGCAAATGGTTCGAAACGTCCCTCGTCGACCGTCCTGCAGATTGGGACTGTTCGTTCCAGATCGCGCGGGCCGAAGGGCTTGGCGAAGCGGAATCGGAAGTCGAAGTCGAATGGACTCACACGCGCGGCGCGTTCGCGGAAGTCGCGGCGGCGGCGGAGCAGAACACGCTCTTCTACCGAGCGCAGGATTGGCTTTGGGGCGTTCTTTGGGACATTCAGACGAGCAAGCCGGACAATGCGGCGGATCTGATTCGCGAAGCCTGCGACGAGTGCGCGGAGTACCTGATTGGGGTTCTCGAGCGTGGCGCGGTGCCGGAGTACACCCGGTTCGAGGCTCCTGACGGACCTTATCAGGTGGACCTAACTCAGTTCATCGCGCGGGCCGAGTTTGATTCGGCTACCGAACAGATTTCTACACTGACCCAGCGGGTTGAAACTCACGTTGCAGAACTTGGCGAAAAGGAAGCGGAGATCACGCGCCTTGCGGGCCGGGTTAAAGAGCTTGAGGAACTGCCTGCCAGTGAGAAAAGGGCCATTCGTTTCACTGATGCACCTGCGCTCGAGCGGCAGATTCTCCAGATCAGCGATGGGGCATCCACGACCAAGCAAGCCGAGGCACTCCGGGCGGAGATGGCTGAGATCGAAGAGCGTTTGAAGAACATTCACGACGACCGTGAGCGTTCGATCGGCGTTCAGCGGATCATGGTCATTCGCTCCGAACTGACGCGGCTTGGCGCTTAACGGACTTTTTCACACAGACACGACCATGAATGCAGTTCAGCAGATCTTTATGAACGGCGCTCCGTCTCTCGACGGGTACGCCATTCCTTCCACTCCGATCTATCGCGGTGATTCGGGCGTAAGCCAGGCGATCCTCGACCAGATCGAATCGATCAATCGCGGCGACTTCGGCGGGGACATTTCCAAGCTCCAAGCCGAGTTCGCCAAGACGATGGCCGACTTGACCCGCGCCATTAGCGTTTCAGGAACTTCGGGTCTTCCGATCCGGGAGGACTTGGAGGCTCCAGCGCGGCTGCTGGTGCCGATCGAGACTCCGGTAAGAAACTACCTTCCTCGAATTCAGGGGGCGGGTTCGGCTCACGCGTGGCGTCAGATGACGTCAACTGGTGGCGGATACAACATCTCGACGACGGTTACATCGGGCGCATCGTCGGCGACTCAGACGGTTGGTTCGACGGTTGGAATGCAGGCGGGCGACTCGCTGTACTTTGCGACCACGAACGCGTACCGGATCGTTTCGAGCGTCACGGATGCCACGACGGTCGTTTTGACGGCGACTATCAGCACGACCACTTCGGAGGTTGTGACCTTCGGCCCGTATCGTCAGGGTCCGGCGGCGGCGGCGACTCGCGCGTTCTTCGCGGAGTCCGGCGCTCCTGCCGATCATGCGACGACCTACGTCAGCAAGTCCAGTTCGTACAAGCTGCTCGGTTCGTATTTCAGCGTGACCGGGCTGGCGATGGCGGCTGGCGCTTCGTTCCAAAACCAACTCGCGACGGAAAAGCTGAACGCAATCCGAACCGTGATGCTGAACGAAGAGAACGCGCTGATTAACGGTTCGAGCACGGCGACGGCGGCACCTTGGGGCGACGGTTCGACCGCGCTCGGCTTCGACGGTCTGCGGAACCTTATCGCGACCGCGAACGGCACTCCTGCCGATCAGGTGCAGACGTCAGTCGGCGCTCTGACCTTCTCTCACATCGATGCTCAGCTCTCTCGGCTTTGGGCGCAGGGCGGTGAAGACTTCTACATGGTCATGAACGGCCAGGAAGTCCAGTCGCTGAAGCATCTCGCCGAGGCGTCGGGTTCGGTGTACCGAGTCATCATCGCGAACCAGGGCGATGCGACCATCGGCACGGCGGTTCAGGGTTACATTCACCCGGTTACCGGCCAGGTCGTGAAGGTTCTGGCGTCTCGGTTCTGCCCGGCTGGAACGATCCTGTACGGCTGCGGACGACTGCCGGACGGTTCGCCTGCCGCGCAGGTTGCGGTTCTGCCTCAGGTGCAGCTTCCGCAGCTCGCTCCGACGGACATGGTGCAAGGCTACGTCGCTCAGGAGCTTGCTCCGACGACTTCGGCTCCGCAGGTCTATCCCGGCATCGTGACGGTCTTTGAGACCCTCATGATGAAGTCGGCGCTGCACTTCGCGAAGTCGACCGGCGTTACCGCGGTCTAACGACCAACTGGATACGAGGCCCGGGTTTCGGCTCGGGCCTTGCTCTTTGGAGTCCTATGATTGACGTAAAACACATTAAGAACATCTGCGAGCGGTTGGAGTCGAAACTGCCGACTTGCTCGCAACCGGACATGTTCGCGGCGGAAGTCGCGGAACTGCGCTCGATCGTATTGGCGGCTGAGGCTCCGACACCAGTTGCCGAAGAGAAGCCCGCGAAGGGCAAGAAGGCGGCGGCTGAGGAAGAGGTGCCGGCATGAGCACTCCCGCGGTCATCGATCCTGGCTTCGTGCCTTCGAGCATCGCCCATCAGCCCGCGCAGGAACTGAAAGGCGAAACCCGCGTCTTTGTCGGCGACG